GGCAAAAGGGAGACCTATGTTCATCCGACTGACGAATTGGTGCAGTGGATTAAGAATGCCCACAACTATGCCGAGGATTTATCTCCGCTATACCTCCCAATGATTGAAGCACCGGTTCCTTGGGACGGTGTGTACGTTGGCGGATATAAAACGGAGCATGTTGCACAGCGCCCCTTAATTAAAACCCAAGACCGCGCCCACCTAGACGACCTCAATGCTATGGGTATTCCAGAGCCCATCGGTGCTATCAACCATCTACAAAATACTCAGTGGGATATTAATACATTTACTTTTGATACAATGAAGTATTGTTGGGAGAATGACATCGAAGTGGGAGACCTTCCTACTGCTGATGGCGACCCTATCCCCTCAAAACCCGCCGACATAGATACGAATAAAGAAGCCAGACGGAAGTGGCGTAAACTTGCTGCGGGGGTGCGGTTTGCAAACGAAGCCAACGCAAGTCGTAGGCTTCAGGTTTCTAAGGTCCTGTGGACGGCTGATAAGTTTCGGGACCACAAACTGTGGTTCAGTTGGTATATGTGCTTCCGCTCGCGTATGTATCCCAAACCCGCACCTATGACGCCACAGGGACCTGACGTATCTCGTAACCTTCTGAGGTTCGGTAGAGGTACTGTAATGGAAACAGAAGAACACGAATTTTGTCTAGCGGCTCAGGGGGCGAAAGCCTTTGGGGAAGATAAGTGCAGCCTAGAAGACAGGGTTACATGGACCTACGAGAATGAAGATATCATTAAGGCGGTGGCTGAAGACCCCAGAGGCACAACGAACCTGTGGGGTAAAGCCGACAAACCCTGGGGCTTCTTATCTTTTTGTGACGAGTGGGCGCGATACCTAAAGGAAGGGAAAGGTTTTACGACCAAACTTCCTTGTGGGATTGATGGGGCATCTAATGGGCTGCAACTCTATTCCCTCCTTATGCTTGATCCAGTGGGAGCGGCGGCTACTAACGTGATGCCTTGTGATAAACCGGCAGATATTTATGGGGACGTATCCGATAAGACCAAGCGGCTATTGGAAGCAAGTGACCACCCTTATGCTAAAATATGGTTGAAGTTTGGGTTCGACAGAACCCTTTCTAAACGACCTTGTATGGTTGTCCCGTACTCAGGAACCCTGTATGCCGTGCAGAATTATGTCATCGAGTGGTTCAAAGACGAAATTAAGAAACGCAAGGTTGTTAATCCTTTTGGGTGGGAAGAATTATATGCTCCGTGCGCCTTCATTAGTGAGAAGATATGGGAAGCCATTGGCGAAGTTGTAGGGGAAGCCCGTAAAGCAATGTCTTGGTTCCAAGACTGTAGTGACATAATGATAGAGCAAGGGCTACCAATCCGGTGGTCTACTCCTACAGGGTTCTGGGTTAAGCAAGCCTATGAAACGTGGCAGCGCCACAGTATCCGCACAATCATCGGCGATGTCATTAGACAACATCGGATACGGGTGGGTACTGGTACGTTAGACAGGCGTAAAGCAAGGAACGCTATCGCTCCTAATTTCATCCACAGTCTCGATGGGTCGATAGGGCAATTAACGTCTTTGGATATGTTCTTTTTGAATATTGAAGATTTTAATCTGATACATGATGAGTATCAAACCACTGCTACTCATATACCTACGATGCGTGATTGCCTATTGAATAATGTCGTCAAAGTTTTTGAAGTAGATTTATTGGCAAAATTTTATAAAGAACTTCACACATACTTGCCGAATGACATTATACTACCGGAGCCACCAGAACGCGGCGATCTAGATATTAACTGTGTTAGGGATAGTTTGTATTTCTTTTCCTAATCTAATCCACTGAGGCATCAAAATGGAGACCCCTATGCCACACACTACACCACTGGGAACCGCAGTGTTCCCCCACCTTAACTCGCCTGATACCAAGTTTGATGACAACGGTATTTATGCGACTTCACTCAGTCTATCACCAGAAGATGCTGAACCTTTAATTGCCGCGTTAGAAAAAATGTATGACACAGAATATAAAAAATTCTGCCAAGACAAAAAGAAAGCCGCACTAAAACAATCGGATAAGCCTTGGTCAGAAGAGGTTGATAAAGATAGCGGGGAACCTACTGGCAATTACATCTTCAAATTCAAAATGAAAGCAAAGACAAAAACGGGTGTCGAAATGCGCCCTGTTCTTTTCGATTCTAAATGTCAGCCACTAGCCGAAAACATTGGCGGTGGTAGCAAGATGAAGGTTGCCTTTGAGCCATCATGTTGGTTTGTCCCTGCCCTCGGAGTCGGCATCTCTTTACGCCTTAAGGGTGTTCAGGTTGTTGAGTTGAAAGAGTGGGGAGGACGTTCCGCAGAGAGTCTAGGTTTTGGTGAGGAAGAGGGCTTTGAATCCGCCTCTGCCACCTTAGAAAACGCAGCCAACTTAAAAAACGCACACGAACTCATTCGCGAAGCACCTGAAGCCGAAACTGATAATTACGATTTTTAATGTTGCACCTACGCCTTAACCTGAACCCCGTGCCCGCTTCTCGCCCTCGTGTAACCCGTTGGGGAGCATTCTATGGGAAGCGGCACCAAGCCTTTCGTGAAGAGGCACTAGCCCTGCTTGAGAATATGAGGGAGCAGGGTAATCTCCCTAAGAACCTCCTCTCCGGAAGGCTTCAGGTGTGGGTATTTATACAGGTTAAAAAACCTAAAACATCCAAGTTAGATATCCCGCGTGGCGATATCGACAACTACTTAAAATTAATCCTCGATTGCTGTACGGGTTTTGTCTGGGAGGACGATATCCATATCGAGGAAGTCTGTGGATACAAATGCTTTGCAACAGACACAGGCTCTATCGACCTCTGGGTCAAAGAAAGAAACGATGAAACAATTAGACCTATTCAAGAAAACATCCAACCTACCCACACAGAAGGATTTGGTTCTGGCACATATGAAGGAACGGGGTTCTATCTCTGCCCTAGAGGCTTTGTCACTATACCGAATCTTCCGCCTTGCTGCGAGAATATATGAACTACGAGATCTTGGTATTGCGGTCTCTACTGAATACAGATCAGATCTAACGGGCAAGCAATATGCAAGATATACCCTCGGCTGATTTTTTATATCACGAGCCGTGTCCGTCATGTGGGTCCAAGGATAACCTAGGTCGTTATGCAGACGGGCATGGGTACTGCTTTGGTTGCCAATATTATGAGCATGGCGACGGCGAAGCGGGGGCTCAAGAAACAAGGAGACAAGGTTTGGGACTATTATCTATCGAATATCAGCCGCTTGTGCGGCGGGGTATAACAGAAGAGACGTGTAGAAAGTGGGGCTATGGCATCGGACGCTTTAATGGTGAGCCGGTTCAGGTTGCTAACTATAAAAATATTAAGGGCGAGTTGGTCGCTCAAAAGATACGAACCCGTACTAAAGACTTCTCTATCCTAGGAGAGACGAGAGGACTTAGGCTCTGGGGTGAGGATATGTGGCGTGATGGTGGGAAGATGCTTGTTATTACAGAAGGCGAGATTGATGCTTTGAGCGTCAGTCAAGGAGCCTTTAATAATAAGTATCCCACAGCCTCTCTCCCCAGTGGCGCCGCAGGGGCGGTGAAAGCAATAAGACAATCTATCGAATGGCTTGAGAAATTCGATAGTGTCATCTTTCTTTTTGATCAGGATGAGCCCGGACAGAAAGCGGCGCGGGACTGCGCCATGTTACTTTCCCCCGGAAAAGCAAAGATTGCCTCACTGCCCCTGAAGGACGCCAACGAGATGTTGGTAGCCGGACGTATTAAAGAACTTGTAAGCGCTATCTGGGGAGCAAAAATATACAGACCCGATGGCGTTCTTCCCGGTGAAGAACTGTGGGAGAGGGTCTCTTCTGAAGAGGTTGTAGAGTCAGTTGAGTACCCTTGGTCGGGGCTCAACGAGAAGACCTATGGCTTACGGCAAGGAGAGGTTGTTACCCTGACTTCAGGCACCGGGCAAGGCAAGAGCAGTGTGTGCCGCGAATGGCAATCTTGGCTTCTGGGTAAGGGAAAGACGGTAGGTATTGTGGCTCTTGAAGAGAACGTCAAACAGAGCGCTCAGTCTTTAATGGCTGTCTATCTAGAGTGTCCTGTTCATCGGTGGGAAGAGGACCAAATAACAACAGAACAAAAACGAGAAGCCTTTGACGCCACGGTAGGCTCTGGTCGCTGTGTTTTATATGACCACTGGGGATCACTTGATAGTGAGAACTTACTGAGCCGTGTGCGTTACATGGCAAGGGGGATGGGCTGTACACATATCTTCCTAGACCACCTCAGTATCTGCGTGTCGGCGATCGGGGATGGGGATGAGCGGCGGTTGATTGATAACCTCATGACGAGGCTTCGCTCTCTCGTGGAAGAAATGCAGATTTCATTAATTATTGTGTCGCATCTTAAGCGACCAGAAGGGAGGTCCCATGAAGAGGGCGGTCAAGTATCTCTGGCTCATCTTAGGGGCTCTGGCAGTATTGCTAGCCTATCGGATATGTGCATCGGATTGGAAAGGGACCAACAGGACGAAGAACTCAAGAATGTCACCACGCTGCGTGTACTCAAAAACAGATACACAGGGTCCACAGGCGTCGGCTGTCATGTCGAATACAACCCACAAACAGGTAGGTTGCTTGAACGATCCGAACCTATTGGAGCCGACGCTGATGACCTCTTCT